GACGTTGCTAAATGGACCCCGGATGTCGTGTTATTAATGCAAGTAATGTCTGATAGTGTAACATACGAACAAGTAGTGCCGAGAATAATTCCCGCCCCTGTATAGGTCCCGTTATTTCCATCGACTTTAAAATTTTTTAGTTTTATATTCGATGCGGCGTTTAAGGTTGACACAACGCCTGACATTGCACCGGAAAGTGCCATTCTTTTAAGTACCGTTCCGATTCCATTCCCGCTTAATGTAACATTTGAATAAATAATTGCATTTGTCGAACAATTAAAAGTTCCTTCGGCAAGATAAATCGTTCCCCCAAAGGTTGTTAGAATTCTTGAATATGCGGAAATTATCGCCCCACTATCCGACGCCGTGCTGATTATCCTGTCGGCTCTTACTTTCATTGCTGGCGGGGAATCGCTGCTCGCGAGAAAAATACTTGCCGGGCCGGCCGTGGAAAACTCTGCTCTATATGAATGATCAAAGGTAAAAGCCCCCCCGGCCTCTGTAAACCGGGTCAATTCAATTTCATAAATTGTCGGGGCGGTTGCGTCGCAAGTCAACGTATAACCCGGGACCGATTCGCTGTCATAATTCCCGGCGGCCTTTGCCCGTGCCCGGTTTGCCTGTCCCGTTTCGGAGTATGCGAGTTTTAAATAGTTTGTGACTCCGCCCGCTGTCCACCCGGCGACCGCTTGCGATGTCAAGTCCGGGACGTCGGTTATCATTGTAATATCGGCCGTTGTCGTCGGCGTCGGTACCGCCCACCCCCCGGAACTGTCCGGGACCGTAAAGTTCGTTAAAATCGCCGCGGACCCGGCTGTTATTGTAAAAGTTGTCCCGACGCCCTGTGTAACCTCGAGGCCGTTAAATATAACATTTTGCCCCGCCCCGGATAGCGCTGCAATAATTTTTCCGTTTTGGTCTTGATGATATCGAAAGTCTCGGATCATGTCTTGTGCAAAATACCGATCCCCGGCCGGATAAGGGATGCCACCCGTAAAGTCAAAATTATGATGATTCATTAAATAACCTCCCTGTAAATCCTCGAATCACTTCCGAGGGTATAAACAATAAAAACCCTCATATAAGCCGGGATATACGCTTTTAATACATTAATTAAATTATCGACCACGGATGTATATGAAGATAAATATTCGCCGTTTGTAATATCAATTCCGTATCCGCTGACGTGATAACCAATGCTTGACATTTTAGATTCATAAAATGACGGGAGTGTTTCGTCTCCCGGGATAATATCAGTTAAACTGAAAATTTCGTCAATATTATATCCTAAATCAATCCAAACGGTCCCGGCGTTTTGCCATTCTTCCCCGGACGCGATAAAAGGTGCGGCAAACATTTCAAGTCCACTATCGCCGACTATTATCGTATAATAAGGACTTGTTAAATACGCGTCATTTGTACCGACAAGGACAAAGTCGTCGTCAAACCCCAAAAATGTCGGATTAATAAGAAAAGCGCCTTGCCCTGTATAACTATCACAAATTTTTTTTACATTTGCGGTCCATGTCGATCGGGTTTTATGAAAGGGGATAGCCTCAAAAAGTTTTTGCCGCTTAATTAATTCGGAGTCACCGGCTAAAAAGTCGGCCTCGAGATATTGATCCATCTCGTCCAGAAATTGGAAAGGTGTCCGGACCGGATCTTTACAATATGAGATTTCAATCGTTTCGTCTTTCCATTCCGTGAAAAGATCGTCCATTTTATCACAAAGGGCGATCGCTTCCGGGTTGTTATCATAAAGGTCCCGGAGATTTCTCGGTAAATAATCTTTTGTCGGTATCGGTAACATTAAACAATCTCCGTCTTATATGTTTTATAATTTACCAATCTATTATAAGTGATTGCTGATATCTTATACTTATTTTTTATCGCATTTATACTTAATGTTTCAGATCGCCTTTTATGGTTGTCTCGGATAAATAGAACTTGTTCTTTGCTTAATTTTGCATTTGAACTTTTACAACCAATAGGGTGAAGCCCTGTTAAAATAGCGTGCTGCTGGTTTTCTTCTCTTGTTACCCATTCCAAATTTACTGCGTTATTATTTTCCGGCTTCCCGTCAATATGATTAACAAAATTTTTCCCTTCCGGTTGAAAATTAAAAGCTGAACAAACCAATCTATGAATTAAAAAGTTTTTTCTTCCGTTCTTTCCAGACAAAAAAACTTTATAATAAATATTATTGTTTGAGTTGGTTGCTGGTGAAAGTTTTAAAATCTTTTCCTTCCTTTTATTACCGCGCAAATCTGGTACACCCTTTCGCCGAATTCTTCCTAAATTACTCACTTCATAATCCTCATGATCTTTTACTAACTTCCAATTTTCTTCCATTTATATCTCCTTATAGAGATATACTTTTATACTGGTTGGTTGTCAACCATTTAAGGGATTTCAGTTATTGTAAAGGTGCTCCCCGTGTGCGTCAAGGCCTCGTCGTCCACCACAACTATCGGGAATGCTGGCGCTGCGATTGTTAAATAGTCAATCCCTGCGACCGCCGCCTGAATAAATCCGAATGCGTCCGATTCTTCATAATCATCCCCGATCGTGTGTACCTGAAAAAGTTCGAGGGCGTCGAGGATTTTCGTGACCGCGGGGCCGTCGGTTGATTCCGAGAATGCGGTTGAAAAGATTGTGTTTATTAACGTGATAACATCGGCGATGCTGTTTGTGTCGTCGAGATAATAATCAAGGATTTCCGATTGCGTTTCGCTGAAAAATATTTTCCATGCGAGGGTTATATAAGATGATATCCCGGCGAACGTGTACCCGGCCCGGACTTTCACCGCGCTTGTCACTGTGACGGTTGTCAATGTCACGTCGTCAAAAACTACGTCCACCTCTTCGAGTACGGTCCGGGCTTCGAGATAAGCTGTAATGGCTGACTTTAACGCCCCGGACGGATTCCCGCCACCGGATGCAAACCCGAGGGCTTGCACTGTCAAAAGGCCATAAACATTCTTATTGATTTTCGCGACCGATAATCCCCCGTATGATAACATTAACGCTTCGCCGTCCTCGACCGTGACAAACCGATCCCGGGCTTTCAATAATAATGGGGCGAGTTTTTTCGCGCTTTCAATGCTTTCTTCGTCGGCTCCGCCCGTGAAAACTGTCGGGTTTGTAATGCCGTTTATTGTGGACACCCCGCCCGTGTAAAGAGTTATTTTATTAAAACTTGAAAGGTTCGAGTCAACCCCGCCGCCGATCGCATAGTCCGCATAAATGGTCGAGGCCGGGGGGATAACCCCGTAAACTCCATTTCCGAATTGTATTGCAAACTCACCGTCGGCCCGGGTTAAAAGCCGATAATGGGTATCCGCTGCGGCGCTGTCAATAAAGGATGAAACCTTTGTATAAACCGTCGCGCCGACTGTTATGATTAAAGTATCTTCGAGGACAAGGGCGTCCGGGAGAGCGAATTCCTGCCATTGTGTCACCGCGTCGGATGTCCCGATAATGGACTGACTTTTCGTTTCCTGCTGATATAACGTCACCGGGAAAGAGTATAATGTCCATGTATGGACCCCGGCCCCGGCGCTGGTAATATCAATATAAGATCCGGAAAAAGCGTTTGCCACCGAGGATGCGACCCGGATCTCGGTTGCGCTGACATAAATTGCATAATAATCCGTTGACGCTGACAACCCGCCCGGCAACGTCACCGTCGAGGATACCCGGAATTTCTGGCCGGTATAAATAAAATCCGTTGCCACCGTGAGTTTATCGGTCCCGGCGCCCGCTGTAAAGGCTCCGGTCGTCGAGGCCATGGTATATCCGGACCGGGCCTCGTAAACCTTTGACGTCAAAACGGTGCTGCCCTGACTCTGGCCTTTTAATTGTGCCGCTGTATAAGTCACCGGGAATGCAACGGTCGCCGGGTCAAGGTGAAAAAGCGCGGTGCCGTCGGACGTTGTTTGTGCTGCGAGGGTATAATCAATTAATTCGCAAAGGTCCGCCACCGCTTGCCGGGTGAATGCGGTCCGTAAAAAGGACTGATTTGCCGTTGCGTTGTTTATCATGGATAGCATATCACCGACACCGGCAATCATCCGCTTAAACCATTCGGGCTTGTCTTTAAGTTCCGGGTCTGTATTGATATCGGCGAGAATTGTTAAATAGGTCCGGGACGTGTATTGAATAGGCGATCCACTCATTTTAAACCCCTGTTAAAGTTGTGGTCTGCGGTTTAGTAAAATCCGCAAACGGTATATAAAAAACACTAATGTCCAGTTCCCCGCCCCGGAGTGAAAAACTGATATTATTCTGACTGACTGCGATTCGCCTGTCAATCGTGTTCAAGTTCCCGTTGGTAACATATTGATTTCGATATGCGACCCACTTTGATATATTATACCTTAAAAGGATATTCAAAGTCAATGCATTCGGATTTCCCTCGGCTTCCTGTACGCCCGCGCCCTCGGATCTAAAATACGACAACGATCGCAAAGGTTGTTTTAAACCCTGCCGCATATCGAATTCATTTTCGTCCGGCAAGGGGAGCTGACCTCTATAAAAAAAATAATCCCACGATTCTGTCATTTATTCCGCCTTTGCTTTGGTTTGTCCCGCATTTTGGACCGTCACCGTCACCGAAAAATTGCAAGCCGCCCCGGACCCGGTGTCGGTCCCGCTTATTGAAAACGTGGCCTTGTCGTCCTTTCGGATTACAAAGTTTCCGCCCGACTTGCATTTAATGGCCGTCGGGATAATCGTCCCCGGGCCGCCCGCCGATCCGCATGTCCCCTGCGTGGCCCCGGAAACGGTAACGGCAAGGTTCCCCGCATAAATAAAACTTCCCCCGGCTTTCACCTTTGTACTCGCCTGACCCGGTACGGCGACCGCGGCGCCCCCATCGGTGCAAGTTAAAGTCATAGCCGTTGTCGCGATATCTTTACTCAAATTAACACCTCGAAATTTGTCCCGTTGATCTTTACTTCCGCTGTTGTCATTTCAATCGTGTTTGTATTCTTATCGGTCAATTTGATCCCGGACGATGTCATTTCCATTTTGTTTGTGTTTTTATCCGTTATTTTGACCCCGTCTGAATTAAAAATCAATTCGTTTCCGTGACTGTCTTTTAAAGTGAGAGTCTTTTCTTTTGCCTTATAAGTCAAATAGGTATCATCCGCCGGGTTCTCCCAAATAACGTGCGTGTCGGCGTCATTATCAAACTCTTTGGGAAACATTTTGAGAAAATAATTATCGACACCGAAAAAAAACGGGTCGTCAATCCGGCCGGCCGTAAATCCCACCCGGACAAAGTCGTCTTTTTTTGGCAAGGTTTGTGAATTCTTATCCGACGAATAAACCCAAATAGCCTTTGCGGGTTCGTCCCACCCGAGGGCCGGGATCGTCACCTGAATTCGACCTTTTTTGTCCGGGTCGTCAACGCTGAATACCTTTCCGGTATAAATCATCCGGTACCGGGTTCGGTCGTCAATAATTCTCTGTAAAAATTCGAGTAAATCGCCTTTAAACATTATGTTTTTACAAACCCCCCGAATACAGTTATACAATCCCCGATTTCAAGGCTGCAAAGGTATCCGCTGCCGCTTAGTCGATGCGTCACCCGTTTGATCCAAAACTTTGAAAGTCCCGCCCACAATGGCCGTAACGTATTTAAAAACCCCTCGCCGAATTGCACCTCGACCAATGGAGTAAAAGTTGTGTTCCCGAGGGCTTCGATGCTGACGGTCCACCCCATCCCCTGCGGCGCTGTTTGAAAATCCTGCGCGTCAAAAAAATAACGGGCTTTCTGGCCGAGAATTGTCGCCTCAAGATCGTCAACCTTTTGCAATTGTGACAATATTTCCCCGTATCTTTCCGGGTTATCTTTTAAAAATAGTGCGACCTTTTCAGTACTCAAAGTCAACGCCTTGACTGTTTTATTCTCGACAACGTATCGCGTGGCAATGGTTTGACCGCCGACGTTGACAAGGGAAACGCCGTCACCCTGACCGGATTCCCCGACGTTTTGTGAAATGCTGGCCGATATGACATTCGGGTTTTTTGCCCCGATTCCATATTCAAACGTGATATTTGATCCGACTCCGCCGTGAAGATCGTTCAAAAAGATATTTGTCGAGGACGCCCCGATTTCTTCATGTCCGATAAACATCGCCGACAATTGATTTTTCTGATTATATCCGATTTTAAAGATTGAATTCCATTCATACGCTTTCCGCTGCAAATATTTTATATAACTTTCATTTTGCATATCGGACCCGATATTATCGTTTTCCTGTTTAAACTTGATCAACGTGTTCGATGCCGGGATGCTGAAACCTTTCAAAAGGGCCGTATAAATAACGTTCCGTTTTGTCCCTTTGAACAACTGCGTCTCATGTGAATTTGCAAAAAACTCAAAAGAGAAAAAGGTCATTTTATAAATTACAACGCCGGCGTTGTTTAACGACCATGACGGCGTGATTCCAATGCAACGGATACCCCGACGAATTCCGAAACTGATTATCTCTTTTGGGTTTTCTACCAAGATCGCCGCTTGCGTTAAATTGATATTTTTATTTTTATATCCCCATGAAATGACAAATTGTTTTCCGTATGGCAATAACTTTGAATAAATATAATCGGGATCGTAAATCTCGATTGACCCTCGAGTCATTACGCCGTTATCCTCGGTAACTTCAAAACTGACAACGTGTGCCGTGACGTCAAGGTTCGGGGCGTCGTCAAGGGTGAGAATAAAAAAACTATTATCGGTCGGGAAAAGTGCTTCCATTCTGTCCCCTATTTTGCCACTGGTATTTTGACGGTTCGGAGCGCCGAAACATCAAACTTTGATTCCCACAATTTAACCGCGTTATGTTCTGCGAGTAAATAGGTAGCGGATTCCGCGTTGGATCCATAATAGATCTCCCGGCTGACAATTTCGTCGAGATCGTCCCCATCCTGCATTTTATATTCGGCAAGGGTTTGATAGCTCGGAAGTTCCCGCATATCCTTTATTTGCACCGTTTTCCCCCGGATTGTCGTAAAAAGTAAATTGTCAATCTGCTGGTATCTCATTAATACGGCCTCCGGCGTTGTGACCGGGCAAAAACTTCGTCAAAAATTTGTTCGTTTTGACCGTTTATGCTGGCAAGCTGGCGGAAAACTTCTTCCCCGCGGTTGATCGGGCTTTCCCCGTCAAGTATTAATTCGAGTGAAACGTCCGTAACCATCGGTTCCCCCATCGCGTTGACCATTAAACCGTTGTGCTGAAAATCGCATTTGCTAACATAATAAACCAATGGGATCGACCCGGTGCCCCATTTATAAAGGACTTTCGGGTTCGCTGTGAATTGAGACGTTTTTTGAAAAATCCTTATCAAATCAAAGGACCGTTGCCGTAAATTATCGAACATTTTCAATTTATGGACGTTCCCGTAAATCTTGTCCCGGTTTATCAATTTCAGGGTAAATGCGACCTTTCGGTTCCCCATCCCCCCGGAGTGGACCGGGCTATAATCAAGCCCCGGGATTTGATGTTCGGCGAGGACAATATTTTTATTGTCGCTGATTGTTTCGGGAATTATAGTCGATGTTATCAGGATTTTATTTGACAAGTCAAACAAAAACCATTTCATTATTTGTGGATATTCTGGGACCGGTGTGATTGCCATTATCGGGCACCCCCTGCGACAAGTGAATTCATTAACTCGGCCCGGATTGTTTGCGCGATGGATCGCCCTGTAATTATCCCGGCCGTTTGCGCGTTTCCTTCCGTGACTGTCAAGTTGACTTTTATCTCACCCATGGAATAACTATTTGACATTGACGACTTTGTCACCGGGTTTTTTGTGGCGATCAAAGTATCCCCCGGGTCGGTTTTAATAATGGACCCGTCCGGCTTAATAATTCCGTCGTTTATACTTCCTTTATAATCCGCGTGACTATTCGGAAGCGTGCGGCGCATTTCGTCAATCAAATCGACGTATTCACTACTATATTTTACTTTACTTGCCTTTGTGTCAAAAAGTGCCTGCTGCTGCTTTGGAAGCTGTTCGTATAAAATCTTATACTCTTTTGACATTTTCTCCCATTGTTTTTCGGGTGAGGACCCGCTTAAATATGCGGATGTGTCCTCTTTTAAACTTTTTAAATATGTGACAAACCCTTTCCCGAATGAAGAAAAATCAAGATTCAATAAATCGGTCAAAACATTTAATAATTCGGTCAAAAGAGTGATTGCCCCTCTTATCAAACCGATATCATTCAAAAACTTTACAATGAGTCCGATATCTTTGACAAGCGCCGCGGTGGCCCGGGCAATCGCGACAACCAAAGGTTCCAATTGTGCCCGTAAAATACCGAAAATCAAGGCGAGTTTTAACGATGCAATATTTATAAAATCTGATAAGTTTTTGATATTAAATGCTTCGGAAAATGCTTTCGCAAACGTTTTTAATAGACTTGCGGCCACATTAACGCCGACCATAATCGCCTTAAATACGTTGGCAATTACAACACCGTATTTTAAAAAGTCCGCCCGGTGATCCTTTGTCCATGTCAAAAGTTTTTGTAATAACGGGATAAGTTGCAAACGTAAAGGCCATAAAAGATTTTTTGCCATGATATCACCGGCGATTTTGAACGTCTGGCCGATTTCCGGGATATTTTGTTGAATTGTCGCCCAAACTTTCATCGCTGCCGCTTTTACAAGTCCGGCAATCAATACGCCTTTTGCGACGGTCCATGCCGAGAATTTTTTTAGAGAGCTTTCCCGGATTACCTTTTCTTTTTTCTCGGTATCTTTTAACGCGTTGACTTGTTTTTCTGACTGCCTGTCAACGGTCTGCTCAAAGTTTTTTTCCTGTGCCGCTGACATTTTATCGACGGCTTTCGTAAATCCTTCATACGCGTTGATCATTAACTTGATCGCGTCCTCGAATCCGTCTGTTTTATACGAAAATTCAAGCGCATTATCCATTCGGCACCCCCGGCGATTCAGAATTTTTGTGGTTATACACTTTAATTAAAGTGTGATAATCTTCAAAATTCATCTCTTTTAAATCTTTATACGAAAACGCCCCGGCCGTTGCTGTCCCGATATTGTAACATTCTTCGAGAAAAACGGCTTGATTAAAATCCATTAACTCAAAGGCCCGTAAATAATCCGGCTCCCCGGGCAAGTAAAAATCTAAAGAGCATGGAGACCGGAAGCGAAAAAATTTGCGGTATTTATTTCAACCTCAAACTGTTTGCCGCATTCCGGACACTCTTTTGTAACCCTTGTTTGACGTCCATATTTCCGCATTTCCCGGGATACCGAATTAAGATCCCGGATGTTTGTGATCGAGTCAAACATTTTGATTCCAAAATGCTGTTTAATTACCGTATCAATAGATCCGCCATTTATCCCGATTAAACAGTCCATAAATATTTTATACTGTCTCCGAGTATAATCCTGCGTAAACATGGACGATGCTGCAATCAAATCGTCGATCGTCGCGTGCCGGAATTCCATTGTCGTGATATTATACAAAACATTCCCGGTCTTATCCTTTAAAATCAAAGGATGTGACAAAGAAGTCGAAAATCGGTCGGCGTCACCGTCAAACGGGATAACCGTCAACTCAGATATCCGATCCCGGGTATCAAACCCGTCCCGATTCTCGCAAACAATCCGATGATAACACCTCGGGCAATTGTAAAGGCCCTCGACAAGATCCTGCGGATCATAAATTAGCATAATGTCAAGGGCAAGATCCTCGACGCATTTTTGCTTCATATACCGGGTAATGTCCCGAATTTTTTCCGGGTTTGTCTCCGCGGTGCCGTCGGCCGTATAAAGGGCGTCAATGCAACCATATATAAACCGGTAAAGGCCCTGTGCAATCCGCCCGTCTTGATTCAATTTTACAACGTCGGCGATTAAACCGGCCGTCGCACCCTTAATATCGACCCGGGTGAAAATTTTATCTCCATACCAGATCGGTAAATATAAATCCCGCATTATATCCTCCGATTAAGAAATAACAACCATATCATAAGGGACAAGAGTCACCGTAACTTTTGCCCATGATGGGGACAATCCGTCGTATGCCGGCTCTTTATACCCGGCGCATTCGCAAAGAGTGTAAAGGGTCCGGCCGAATTCGACACCGTGTCCGTCAAGTCGGACTTTGATTAAGTCCTTTACTTGGTTCTCAAAGTGCCATTTTCTAAAATATTCGATCGTGTCACTGTCGCGCTGCACCTTAAAAGTACACTCGAGGGTCGGGATATTTATAACCCCGTCCGCGATATGCCGTTTCCGGGCAAACTCGGGGACGTCAACAATCCCTTTGGATGCGTCGAGTTCGTTGATCGAGACAAAGTCCTTTCGCTCAATACCTTCAATAATTACCTTGATCTTTTCTGCCATGTCATTCGATTGCATTTATTAACTCCTCAAAAGTATTCCGACGCCGATTTTGATCGATCCTGCCGGTGCTGGATATGTGAAATAAACATCAACGTTCTGCTGACCGAGATTGATCGCGCTTTGTGGATTATTGATCAAATCCGCCCTGACCTGAAAATGATCTTTATAGGTCGTCGGGTTCCCTTGCGCGTCAAAACTCTGACCGTATGATTCACCCTCGGGAACGTTCCCGGTGGTCCCCCGGTACCATATATTCAAAAGGAAATTGAAAATGGCGTCCCGGTTGGCGGTGATTCTGGCAAACGTGTTCGGCTGATTCTCGGCGCCCTGTAAACTGTCAACGGCCGAGATCTTAATATAATCCCGCATAATCATCCCGTTCAAAAACTGGAATTCGGTCGCGATCGACGGGGTAAACATATTTCGAATTATAAAGCCATAACCTCGAACATTCTGGATAATATTGATCCCCGCTTCGGCAATATCGGTCCGGTCAAGGTCTCCGATCGTTTCAATATTGCTATTGTCAAGGCCGGTGATTCCAAAAATCGGTGTGTCTTTTTGAGGGATATAATGGACACCTTTCAGTCCGATCGTCCGGATTAAAACCCCCATAACGTGCCCGACGTTCGGGACGCTGCGGGCCGGGGCGATGGCCGATGTCGAGAAAGGGTCGGTGACTTTTACCCAATCCGCGACGATTGTCCCGAGGACGTCGTCGGACCGCTGCCATAAAGATCCTTCGGTAATTAAAAGATCCTTTGTCTTGTTGGCGCCGATGTTAAAAATCGCCTTTGGCGTATCAGTACGGCCGCGACAATATGTTTCAATTGCAAGTTGGACACTGCGATCGGTGCTTTCCGGGTTGGCAATAAACCGGACCGGAAGATTGTCAAGCGCTGTTAAATCTGGCGCCCAATGTGTTGACGTGGTCGGTGCGGTCCCGGCCGCGCCGCTTGCGAGATATGTTACGTTTGAAACGGCTGCGGGCAACGTTAAATCAAGGGTTGCCGGGGTTGTGGCCATTCGTGTGACTTTTAACCATTTACTGATTGCAAAAACATTCGGCGCGTAAAAATCAGTGACGGCACTCTCGGTAGTACAATAAATTTTTCCGAGTTCGGTATCGACTTCGTTCACGATCCCGGTGAGGCTTTTTCTATAGGTTCGTAACCGGAAGCCCTGCACCCGGACAATGTCGTTATCTGCGAGGGTTTTTGACGCATGAAGATCGCCGTCGGTCCATGTTATTGTTTTTGTGGACTCGACAACGGTCGCGATTTTATGATAAGCGCTGGCCGCGCCGCCGCCGGTCAAACTGAATTCGACAATGTCACCGACTTTGATTCCGATAACGCTGTCGAGGACGCATGATGTCGCGTTCGCGGCCGCGGTGCCGTTCGCTTGTGTGGAAAACCGATATCCGCGCTCGATTTTATACCCGGTCCGGTTGCCGCTGGTACCAAATTCAAGCTCATTCTGATACGCCGAATCAAGCTGCAAAACGGTCGCCGGTGTCCCGTCTGCGACGTTTGCGGTCGCTGTTACGCCGTCGTATGTGGACCCGGACACAAATCCGACGTGCCCTTTTATATAGGCTTTCGCGTCAACGCCGACAACGTTGTTAAAAAACCCGGTGACTGCGTCGTTTCCGTATGTCGCCGAATCAACCTGATCGCCGAAAATATCTCTAAACTCTGTCGGATTATTTACAAGGAATGCTTTTTTATAATTCCTTTCAAACTTCCCGACAATGCCACCGATAAGAAAATCGGATGGCTCGACCGACACCGCCTTTTTTGTGGGTAGGTTATCGCCGTAAACTCCGAGACGTCTTAAATTTGTACTCATTTTTTTAACTCCCTTACAATCTTATTATTGACGACAACCATTTCAGAATGGTTGGCAAGCTCTTCGCTGACGTCAACGCTGTCGCCCTGCTGTCCCCGGGGGGACAAGCGGAAAAACTGCCGGCCGAGATAAAACTCGACGGTTGCGTTCAACGCGTTTGTTATAGTGTACCGCTTTTCAACGGGTTTCTCAACAACAAACTTTCTTTCACTTTTTTCTTTTTTGTCTTTTAAATCGCTCATGATAATTCCCCCTGTTCGACGATCGTGAACGTCGAGTTAAATGTCGATGCGTCTTTTAGTAATTGCCTTTGATATATCGTTTCCCGTGTCTCAAATTTAACTGTATAAATCATCCGGGGAAACTGATTATCGGGATCGGCCGCCTCTATATATTGCGGGTCGGTCGAAAAAAACATATATAATTTCCGGCCGTTGACCCATAACGTCTCCCGGGCAATTGCCACCCGGACAATTTCAGATAAAACGGCGACGATATCATCATATCTTGACTGGCAAACTATCTCGAGATTCCATTCAGTGATTAAATCATTCTTCCGGGCGTATATGCTGCCGGTCGATAATAAACTATCATATTCCGTCTCGGCCTTGTTGCCTCTATAAATCGGCTTCGGTGCCATTCCGGATATTTCGATCCCGTGGCAAACAAACTCCTCCTCTTGTACTTCGTATAAAACCGGGAGTTCAAGATATACGTTTGCCGCCGTAAAATTATTGACAATCGTCGGGCCGTCGAACATAGAATAAAAATAAAAGTTCCGTTCGTCGTTATCCGCGATTTGATGATATTCCGTTTTCCCGCCGCCGACAATCTTGATCGTGGCGTATTTCTGTAAATATTTATTCGATGTCAAATAGATTGACTTGTCCCCGGCCGCTGCCGTGACGGTCCCGATCAAATAACTATTTAAAAAACGTTCGTCCCGGACCGTCTCGAGTAAAGTTTTCATTGACGAAAAAATGTCAACCGGGAGTTGGTCCTTTACTGCGACCATATAACTGATTACAAGATATTCCGGGTCGTTTGTGTTGCTTGTTATCCGGATTCTGGAAACTGACGTTATACCGGTCAACGATAATGTCACCGGGGAAAGGTGAGAATATACCGGGACCATATAATCGGTCATTGTCCCGTTAAAATCAATTGACGCGATAAAATTACTCGGATCAAACTGATTAATACCTTTATTCTTTGTGTAAACCGAATAGGCGTGAAAAACTATTTCGCTATAACTCGAAACGTCTACCGCCGGGGCGATCGGCAAGTCAACGTATGCGCCGGCCGAATTCGACTTAAACCGAATAATTAAACTCGCTGTTTGATCCCCGGCGATATATTCCGGGATCTCATTGACTCCATGGATTGTCATTTTTGAGGCGTCGGACGTTGTCCATCCGGTGACTGAATTGAGGGCGTTTATTAAAAGTTTCATGATTCCATTATCCTCCGTTCGTCACTCTCCGCCTGTCTTAAAATGCGATCCCGATAAATCGTTTCGCCCTTGTTTATATACTTAATGATAGCCGCCTGAATTGCCGGGGTTTTTGATTTTCTGCTTTTCTTTAACATCCATTGGTCATACGCTTTTAAAAGCGCCGGTCGGGGTGGTATTTTTATAATCGCGTTTCCCCGGCCCCGAAATTTTACTCCGAAACTATGAATATTAAAAAGGTGTGACAATGTCAATTTCGCTTTCCAGTGCATTCTCTCGGATGGTTTGATCCGCATATATTTCCCGTCGTCGTAAACATAAAGCGCATTTATCAGGGATCGTTTTTCCCGGCCATTTAATCCGACAAGCGGGTGGGTTGGATATGGAAAACCGGCTTTTTCCTTTTTGGCAATAGTTCGGGGTTTCAACCTTTCAAGTCCCAAAGTATCACCCCGTAAACCGTCTTTATATTCTTTAATGACACCGGTCGCGTCTACTTTATGGACCGCCCGTAACATGGTTGTAAAGATTTGTGGTAGGTTTGCGATTCGCTGTTTTATTTGCGGATTCACTTTTACTTTCATGCCTTTGTCAACCCCAAAGTAATATATAAAAAACTATTTCCGAAAGGACTATATCGGCCCCGGGCTTTGATTTTATATGTTTCCCCGTTCAATTTAACCGTCGCCCGGATCGGGTCGATGTCATTAAACCCGATCGAGTTGTCAATCCAATCCTGATATGCGGTGTAAACAGTCACGTCCACAACCTCGCGGAGTCCGGCCTTTTCTATTTGCTGCGCGCTCGGGCTATATTCTACCGGGTACGCTTTCAATCTGTAAATCGGCGTTTGTGCCCGTTCGATAATTCCGGTATAATTTCCCCGGGTGACGTTGGTCTCTTTTCGTAAATCCACTTCAACAAACTGGCCGATTTCATTTACAATTTGTTGGACGTCCTTTCTGGCTCTGCAAAGATCCATATACATATACGGGGCAAGGTCCGTAAAAAGCAACGTATAAACGCCGGTTGACAATCCGCTTTCTGTCAAAGTGAGAGTCACCCCGTCAATGTTTACGCTCGATATTTTCGTGCAAACCGGAAAGGCCCCGGACGAATAAACATTCAACCCGGCAAAGAGTTCCCGGGTCGTGTCAAGGGTGACGATCGGGGATGCGGTTGTTACTGTGACGCCGGCTTTTGTTATTTCCATCGGTTAAAATAGCTCCCTTTGTTTGACGTCGTCGGCCGGGGCCGCTTTTTTTTCTGGCTTTCCTTTAAAATAAAGATCTATTTGTTCGCGTGCGGCGGATTCCGTTCCTGCCGATAATGGGGCCGGTTTTATATTACCGTCTTTGTCTTTAATTTTTACGCTGTAAATAAAATCTGTTTTACCGGGGGTTGGTCTATAAGACGGTGAGGCGGACCGAATTTTTTTATACATAAAATACTCGTTCCCCGATGGATCTTTTATAGGTTCGTGTTGTACGGCAACGGGTTTTTCAACTTCTTTTTGCTTTGCCCTGCGTTCCTGCTCCGCTTCTAAATATCGAATATTATGATCAAGTGATTCTTTATATCCCGGGGGGTCGAAAGATCCGAGTGTGTCTTGTTTTTTCTTAAATGCGTTTTTAAATTGTTCTAATCGATCGTCGTTTGTGTTTCGTGTGAACGATTCCATTTTCTTAAAATCCCAATGCTGCGGCAAAGATAATTTCATTTTTTCAGGGTCAAAGTTTCCGCCCGGCTTTGCTTCCGCGGGTGTCGCTTCTCGTTCTTTTTCCTTTTTTTTCATTCCGGTTTCGAATGCTTTTTTTTCTCCCGGGGTTTTAAAATCTGGAATATATCCACCGGCGGCGCCGTGCGTTGCGTATTCATAACCCGCGTCGTGCATTTCACTGTCGGCCGTATCATCTGGCGCCGGCGTTTCCTGTTTTTTCTCGCCCTGATCCCGGACTTTTGTCCATTCCCCGGATTCGGCTTTCTGATATTTCCCGTCCTTCCGCTGCCGGACCGTGCCGGGGGGAAGTGCCTTTTCAATTGACAAATTGACCTTTTTCAAAGTCTCATAATAATTTAAATGTTCCTTTAAATGGTCAAGGGTGATTTTAAGCGCCGTGGCTTCGTCCTTTGTGTGTTCTCGCTCGACGTCCATTCCGATTAAAATCTGTTTGAGTAAATACGCGATTTTTTCTTTACTTATCATCCGACGACTCCTGTGCTGTACCGTCTCAAAATATGCTGTGACATTTTCCAAAGTTCCGCCCGGATATACGAATATTTTCCCCGGGGACCGTATGATTTATTATATCCCTGAATTCCGATATCACCGCCACCGGACCGTCCTTCGATAAAACTCAAAATAACGTCGGCGGTCATTAAAGTTATTGCCTCGACAATATCCGTCGGGATATCTGCGATTGCATAACCGACCGTATAAGTGATTTTCAAATTCTTATCGCCTTTCGGGAAAACTGGCATTATCCATGTCTCGACCGCGTTCCTTTTAGCTTTCAGGATTCCTTCGTCGGCTAAAAGTTCGATATTTGCGAGATTCAAAACGCGCTGATTATCGCCACCGAGAACATATTTGACCTCGACAAGGGTGACGATCCCGCGCCGGGATAAATAACAAACGTTCGTCCCGTTCCCGCTGCAATATTCTGTCACCGATTGGACGCCTGAAATGGATCTTCGAATAATATTTTCAATCGTCGGGATAATCATATTGTCGCGCCGGGCCTCGATAAATGCGTCGGGGACCGTGTTTGCGTCAATGCAATAACCTGTCAAGAGAGTCCGAACATCCGCGGCGGATGGCTTTGATCCCATAGTTCACCCCTTATTTAACCAATTCTGATCGACTTCCTACAGTATCCATTTCAACGTGAAAACCAATTGCAAGGGCAAACGGTTCGGCCGAGGGCGCCGTCCCTGCTGCTGCAATCCTTGTCAATTTCCAAACAATATAAGCCCCCATGGCAATGCTTCCTCCGGGGATATGGCCGATTTCTGTTATAACATGACACCGATCTGAACTATTTGCCGGAATAACTTGTTCCGCGCTGACTGTCGTCGTGGCGGGAAATGGATTGTTGAACGGTGCGGCGGCTTTTAAATTGACAACCGAATACTCGACTTGCCATTTAACGGCCCGATCTGTTACATAGGTTCCATTCATTGCCCAGTGGATATGAATATCAATTTCAGATCCGGTTTTATATCCGTGGACTAATTCATAAGCCCCATAAACAAAGTCATTGACCTGAAAAGTAAATTGTTGAATTGTGCCGATAAAGATTGCAAGATCCGGTGCGGTTGACCCCGTCCGGCTATTGATAATTGGAATCGGTGGTAAATCATCCCAAACGGTCGCCGCGCCTGTAAATAAAAGCGTTCCGTCCGCCTCAAAACTTGAATAATCGCTGACACCGCCGAATTTTTTGTTTGTCAATGTTTGCGTGTCGGAAACGCCGACGGCTGCCGATGTTATCCCGGAAAGTCTACCGAGTTCGGTCGATGTCACCGTTGAAACGGCCGCCTTTCCGGACGCGTCACTGACCATGGCCCGGGATGCTGTTAAATCGTTGGACACAATTGTCGTCGCTGCCCCGGTGACGGTGTTTTGTTTTGTCCCGATTTGTGTTTGAATTGCGCTTGTCACCCCGGATAAATAACCGAGTTCGGTCGATGTTATGGCCGACACTGCCACTTTCCCGGATGCGTTTGCTTCGAGTGCCCGGGATGCGGTCAAGTTTGACCCGGCAATTGTGGTCGCCGCGCCCGTGATCGTGTCTTGTTTTGCATTTATGTTCGATTGTAAAACGATATCGGCTGCGGCCCGGACTCCGGTTTCGGACGATATCGCCGCTGACACAATGTCGATATTCCCCTGCAAAGTCGTGTCCGCATTCCCGCGATTTGTGACTTCCGTTGCGAGATTGTTTGACACCGTTGTTACGGTCCCGGCGACAATTGTGTCTTGATCGTTTACATATTTTTTATTTGCTGTTTGATAATTTGTTGTCGGTGCGGCCGATGGCGTCACCGGAAAACTGGAAAAAGTTTTTACCCCTGCAGCGGTTTCGTCACCCGTGACGTGAACATAATCTGTCTCGGTGAAATTTGTTACGTCCGCCTTAACCAATGTCACCGCCCCGGTTTTCCCGGCAACGCTGGAAACGGTCGCCGCGTTCGGCACCTTTGTCCATGCAATCCCGTTGCTTAAAACCCAATCCCCGACGGACCACGAATTATTCCCGTCAAGTGCGGTCGATCCCGCTGTCGCGACAACGTAAAAATCATTTGCGGCGCCGCTTCCATTCGATAACGCCGGCGAGTTTGTATTCGCATTCCATGTCCCGAGATAATTCAAGGCTGATTGTGTGTCGGTTTTCCATAAACTCATAAATTTCCCCTTATTGCGCTTTCACCATTAATTTACTGGTACCGGCACCGGACTGATTCAATCGAATCGCTGTCACCGGATAGGAGACGCCGGTCGTCGTCGCTGCGACAAGTCCCGCGCCCCAATTTGTCCACGTCGTTGTGCTTTCTTTTACGACGTAAAGAGAATCGGTCGATGTTTGAACGGATGCGGATGCGCCCCCGCCCGGGACAACCGTGACCATAACGTCCCGGGCACCGTTCGGAATGATAATGGCGGCGCTTTGTCCGTCGGCGGCAAGTGATACCGTCGATTCGTATGCCGGGGGCGTGTCCCCTGTTTTGTTAAAGTTTGTAACCGCTGCCATATACTGATATGAATTTGACATTTGTCCCCCTTATAAAAACAACCGGGACTGGTGCGGCCGGTTTCTTTTAAGGTCCCCGATCCCGTTCCCGGTCATATTCAATTTGCACGAAATTACTGAATTGTACAAGCTCCACCCGCGGCGCTGGCTGCGGCTGCGACACTGTTATTCCATATTGTTACTCGGTTTCCGGAGTCCCAATCTGGCGCGCCGTCTGTCACTGCATAACTATTTTTGAGAATAATTTTGCCCTGAACGGTACCGGCCGGGATTGTGAAAACGCTTGTTTGTGCTGTCGCTCGATTTACAGAATCGGTGATAAACAAACAGTTTTCGAAAATCTGCCACCTGTCAATGGAAATATTGTCGGAGAGTTTAACGTGGGCGTGACCCGCTGCGTTGATATGCGCGTCAAAAAGACACCCTTTGAAATAGTTCCTTGTCGCCTGTGAGTCAAATAAAAGTCCGACGGAATTTGCTCCGAGGGTTGCGGTGTTCTGACCGATGACACAATCCTCAAAAGTGTTTTCAGATCCGGATCTGATTTTAAGTGAACAAGCCCCTGCCGCGTCCATGGTTGCGTTGCCGACACCGGCAAAGTGAACGTTTTTAAAATAGTTTCGTCCGCCGCCGACCTGAACGTTGATCAAACTTGTCGCGTCATTGATTCCCTGAAAAATGTAAAGATTCTGGAAGATGTTACTTGATCCGGAAATTGAGATCAAAGGACTGATTCCGGTCGCGCTCGCACCCTGAAAAATCCTTGCCCGCTGGCCGACCATAGTCGGGGCGCAAAGTCCGATAAAACTTGTATAGCTTTTCGACCAAACAAGTTGTGCGGTCAATGTAATACTGGAAGTTCCTGCGATATAAACAAGCGTGTCGCCTTTCCCGTCTGCAAGTTTGCTATAAGCAAAAGGCAAAGTCTGAAAAGCCGAGTCCCGAGAAAGGCCGTCGTTTCCGTCGGATCCTCTTGTCGGGTCAAGAAAGTAAATAGTCCCCGGGCCGTTTGCGATGTCGAGAACATATTTCATTTTATCCCCGAGTGCGACAAGTTGGTTGCCCGGCATTAAATCATTGACGAGTTTTGCTTCGTCGGTTGTTAAAAAATTTCTGCTCATTTGTTGATCTCCTCAAATCCCTTAGAGATTAAAAGATCCCTTTTGTACTCTTCGACAACGATTACAACGCCGTCAAGGATTGACTCGGAGAGAATAACCTTTCCGAATTCGTCCATGATATTGATTTTATCTGATTTTATCAATGCGTTTTTAATTTCTTCATTGACCAAAGTGTAACCGGGGGATTTTTCGATAACCGGGGCCGGGACTGGCTCCGGGATCGGATCTGCTTTGACTTCTACCGGGGCCGGGACAATCAAGTCCTCGACAACGGTGTCGGTCACGTCTTTTTTCTTTGCCATTTCTTAGACTCCTTAAGTAATAAAAACCCCCGGCGGATAAGATCGTTTTTATCGGCTTCGTTGTCAATCTCGACAATATTGTCGATAACTTTCAACGCCCGGCCATTTAGATCAAAGTCATAATTTTTCTTTTCGCCCTCGATCCATTCCGGGATATGCAAAATAAAAACAGTTATTTCAACCGGGCCATTTTCATTCTCTTTTGTCTCTTGAATAATGGCCGGGGGTTTGATTGCCCCCGACCGTTTTATTTCAAGTTCTTTTGCCGTTAAAATCAATAAGTGCGCGCCCCTCTAATCATGTACGATGTAAAATCTGCCGCCGGTGTCAAGGCCATATAGCTTTTGACAAGGAAAGGCAAAAAGTCGTCGGTTTGTGCGAGTGGGGTTGTGGTGATAAGGCCGTCGAATGCGGATCCACCCTGATTTGTGTAAACCAATTTGCCGAGGCCCTGAACGGGGTCGAGATCCCAAAGGAAAACGATTTCGGGGACGTCGTGGCCGGTGTCCTGCTCGAGTGCGATATCATTACTCATCCAAAGTGGGACCGATGTCGTATCCCGGGCAACGGTTGTCAAAGTGACGCTTGTCACGTCGCCTGTTTGTGTACCGGATCCATCGTAGGTTTTAGCTGCGATAACTTTGATAAGTTTTTCCGCGTGTTGTGTGGTGCTGGTATAAACTTTATACCTGAATGCATTTGCAACGGCGGCGAAAGTCAAAGTGACTGTCGATGTATTTCCGCCCGCGGTGATCTGCGATGTCGCTGCTGCGAGGGATTCACCGTCGAGGGTAACTGCCGACACTTTGAAATAATGGGTATTGTCTGCGATAACACCGCCGGCTGCTGCGGTTGCCGGGGTTAAAGCTCCCATCGTGATAATAGGTCTGGTCGATGTCGATTCGACAATAGGGATGTCCCTATAAGCGTTTAGTCTCCATCCACCGTTAATCTCGACCTGTGACATTGTACCGACAAGGCCCTGATTGAGTCTCACATTGGTCAAAGTTTGAGACACAAAGGATAACATTTCGGGTGACATAACAAAAACGCGGTTTTTGTGTTTGCCGGCGCCTTTGCGGTTGGTTGTGTCGATTGCGGTATCAAGAAATTTCAGATTTGTTTTGGTCGCACCGAATCTCACTTCGTTGATTCTGTTTGCCGGGGATGCAACGTTGTAATAAGTCCCGATAATGGAATCAAGTCCGTTAAATTCGTATGTGTTGGCTCCCGCATTTCCATAGAGAATCACGTTGATCAAGTCATAAATCTGTGCGGTCAACTGATTTTCCATTTCGCATGCGGCTGCGTCGATATATTCGCCGCTGGTATCCTGTAAAAAGTTAGTGACTGCGCCTTTCCGTCTGAAAACTTTCAGAGTCACCCCGGTCCGGGTGGTCTGTGAGTTTGTGGTCGGGGTTGTGGCGTTTTCACCCATGGACCCGTTTGCTGCGGGGAGTGCGGTCAACTGGTTAAATTCGTGATAGTTCCCGCTGATTTTTTTCATCTGCATTAAAGCGAGTTCGGGGGAAAGTCTGATAATAAGGTTTGTGATTTCCTTTTCGAGACTCTGCGGAATTAAACCGCCACCGACACCGGCTGCGGATGTGAGTGCCTTTTTAATAAGGCTTATATTCTCACCCGCAAAACGGTTAAACTGTTTTAAAGTCTGGTATCCGTTCATTTATGGTTTCTCCTGTTATTATTTTTTGTAGGAAACAAGTGCGGAAAGTAAATCCTTGTTAGCAAGGGACTTTCTCACTTCATTGATTCCGCCGTTGACAATGGTCTCTTTTGAGGTGTCAATTTTGAGAGCTTTCGCGATATACGCGAGGGCGGCTTCTCTGTCGGCCGTGTTGTTAAGTCCTTTCTTTACTTCATTAACCGGTCGGGAGTCAAAAGATTTTTTGACTTCGTCCGCGATGCCGAGTCCATTCAGGATGCTGGCGAGTGCGTTTTCGGTTTCATTCTGGCGAGATAAAAGGGCTTTCTGTACTTTGACCATTTCGGTCATTACTTTTGCAAGTTCGCTTCCGGGTTTTTTAGCAGATTTCTGCACCGGTTTTTTGTACAACATTTTCAAAATGCTTTTTGCGACTTCGTCAACGGCTTCGTCGGTGATATTGGTATTCATACCCTCGATGCGATCCTCGGCGTCGTCGTTTGCTGTGATCATGTCGGACTTAGTTTGCTCAAGTTTCTTTTCAACTTTTTCCGCTTCGTCCTCGTCCTCGTCCTCGGCGGATCCTTCGTCCTCAAGTTCCGGGTCCATAGCTTTCATTTCAAGATTTGTGCCTGTGTCCACTGGGTTTTCTCCTTCATTTGACATTTCCTGTCCGCTGGCGTCCTCGGAGAGAAGCTGCTGGACAAGGGAAAGGATGTTATTTAAAATAACTTTTTCCTCTCCGGTATTCATGTTTAATTCATCCATTTTTTTTGCTCCTTCGCATTATCGGAATCAATTTTTGGAAGTTACTCTCGATCGACTTTAAAATCTTGATTTTGCTTGTCGATAAAGCGACTCCGTGGGCGCCCTCCGCGTCGGTCATTTCTTCTGTGAGAAAAACCCCGGCGGATCTGGTTATGAGGTCAACCATTAACCTTTTATAATCATCAAAAAGGGCGTTCAATCTTGCGTCCTTACTTGATTTTTTATCTGACATTATCTCTTCGATAACTTCATTAAATGCGTCCTCGATTGCATACTTCTTTTGATAAAAGTTTTTCTCGCCCTCTTTCTGGCCGACAATGTCGGAAAGTTTCGAGTCAAGGGACACCCTGATTTTATCGTGCTCCCATGGACTGCATTCGTTCAACGCCTTATAAATCGCATTTGCGATGCTGTCTTGGTATGCTGGCCGGGGGACAAGGATAACACCGTCGAGGGACACTTCATTGATAACGCGTTTCCCGTCGTGACTCATTGCGACAATCCCGCGGTCCGGGATGTATCCCTCGATCGAAAATCCGCGCTGCTTTGGCGCTCGGTACGGGGGGAGTCCGTTGATCTGTTTCCATATATCATTGATTTTTTCTGACTTAACCGGTCCGATCCCGTCGGTTTCGTCGTGCAACATATATTCCGTGTACCATTCGCCCCCGGGTCGGATCTCTCCATGGACAAGTCGGCCGATATCCTCGGACGCTTTGATTCCGTGGACGTCGGGATATAAGAGGATATCCCCGGCGTTGGCTTGATCGATAAATGATTTTATACAAGTATCGGTCATCCTCTCACCGTGGCCGTCAACTTTTACGCCTGACGACACCCCGCAAAGATAACGGCGCTTTTTGTTGTTAAGTGATTTCTCGACTGCGAATTGACCTTCGCTTTGTTTGTACGGGTGAAAATGGAAACTGATAGGTTTATGGTCACTCAAAACATTTCTCCCTATTTACATAATATTCTATTCTCTATACCTTTTCAAGTATTTATTATTTTATAAATCGCCTGACACGAACATCCGATAACTTCCCCGGCCGGGGCGTTCGGGTCGTGCGGATGTTTCATCATTATAACGTGCGGCGTCAACTTCCCTTTATACATGGCCGGGACTTTAAACATTCCCCGATAATCGACCGTTTGACCGTTGACGGCCGTGTGATTTGCCCGGGGCTTTTTGGCCGCCTTTTTATTTTGCTTCCATGTTTTCACGACTTTCATCCCGGGATTCCGCTGCAATAGTTGGCGGATATATTCGTCCTCAATAAAACTTCGATTCGAATATAACTCGGTGACTGCGATATTCCGGACGTTTGAGGGGACGCCCTCGGTCCCGCGCCCGGTGTATTCCTCAAAGGTTTCCGTGATCTTTTTCCTTAGTGCCCGGACCGCGTCGAGTTTGATAACCCCGGCGGTTCGTCCGGCCCGGACCGTCAACGTTTTGGATTCGGCAAGGGTGTCCCGGATGTTCTTTGTGATTTTGTCGTAAACCGTCTCGGCGATTATCTTCCCGCGGTCCGCTGACTTAATGGCGAAAACAGATCGTTTCGGCAAAACGTCGTCAACTTGCGGCTTGATTATCTTTTTCCCTTTCAATTTCTTTATGTTTTGATCCCATTGTGCCGCTGTGATCCGGGCGATGGCCTTTGATGTCTTTTCATAATTATACTCGAGGACTTTTGATATAACGCCCTGATAGGTCGCATTCTTCACGACCCGGCCTTTATACTTTGCAAACAGTTTTCGTGTTGCTTCGGTCATTTTAAAAGTCCCTCAATTTTTTTCAGGAATTCGGCCTCGGTTATCCCGTCGGGGATCGTGTCGAGGACCGTTAGAACGTCACGTTTCAACGCCCGGAAAACTTGCCACAAATCACGTTCGAGATCGTCTTGAATGGCGTCGAGTTCGGTCGGGTTTGTCATTTATCCCCCAAAAAGAACGGGGTTGACTTGCCCCCCATCCATACGGCCCGCGCCCGGGCAAACCGGTCCATGGCCTTTTTTACTTCCCGTTTGACTTTTAAATATTCGTCAATAATCGGTTCGATATGCTGCGAAAAAAGATTGTCCGGGACGTGGTATCGGTGGTTATGTATTCCCTTATTATCATCGTTATATTCTTCATTCTCATATTTCTTTTGATAATATTGTGCCATTGCCCGGGCAAAACATTCGTGAGATCGTGACCAATAATTTTTTTCGCTTTCATAGTATTTTTTATCTTTTGTCATTTTCTCGCGAAAGGTTTTTGCGATTTTGTTTTCGTGAGTTCCTTCCCGGTGTGACATATAATTGGTTTGGCCGCCGTCAAGAAAGTCGTGCAAGTGTGCGAATTCGTGGATCGCTGTCAAGCTGGCGTGTGCGTCGGATACGCCGATCGCTCTATACTTCGGGTAAAAAATTCCGGATGCTTTGCTCGCGTGCATATTGACCGCTCCGGAAAACGAAACGCGCAAACCAAAGTCATTATAAACTTTTTTATGGTCTCCGTAAAAAGATCCGACACCATTCATAAAAGAATCAATCGTTTTGACTTCCGTGTCCGACAACGGCTTTCCATTCTGGCGTTTTATCATTATTCCATGTTTATCTTTTAACGGGGGGATTTCATTCTTTTTTCCATAGCTTGTCTCTTCGCCTTTTGTATAAGTCGATTCACTATACTCTTGAATTGATTCAAGATCGTTTTCTCGATAACCGAGTTCGGATTCCCACTCTGAAAATTTCTTTTGAATATCTCTTGTCGTCGCCCCGGCTGGTAAATGTGCCCCGATTAAATCGTGGTGCTTCCATGTCATTTCACCTTTTTTATAAGTCGATATTTTGTTTAATTTCAGATTTATTGACCTTGTCCTCCCGGCCTGTGACATATTAGGAAATTTTTCATCTATTTCTTTTATAATCTTTTCTTTCTGCTCTTTTAAGTTTTGTTTATATAAGCGTGACGCCTTGTCCCGGTTATAAGCTAAAACGTCGGCGTTTGCTAAAATATAATGATCTTCATATATCGGCACGTTCCGTTTGAATTGCCCCTGTAAAATTTCCCGGGTTCCATTCTGTCGCTGCAATTTGACAAGGTATTGATTGTCTCCGGTTTTTACATAATCAAACCGTCCATTATTCATTTTATAATTGTCAAGCATATCGGGGAAGTCAATCGGCGATTCTTTTTTTAGTTCGTCCTTTGTCGCGCTGCGGTGGACCTGATACCCGGTTTTATCATAAACTAATTTTGATTCTTTGTTTGCTTTCCATTCCCGGGAAGTCCGATCTAAAATAGGGATATCCATTTTTTTTGCGAGTTCCGGTTCCTTTATATCAAAGGCTTTTACTTCGTCCGTTTTTTCTTCCCACTTCCCGCCGTTCAATGCGGTTGCCACTTGATCCCGGTTCTCGGGACTGGCGTTTGCAAAAAGCATATCGACAACGGATTGATCCTGCTGCGGCTTGACTTCGAGTTTTTTCTCCGGGACTTCGGTCGTTTTCCCGTCCGCTGTTTGTACCGTAAAAACCGGATTCTTTTCCTTGTCGAGTTTCCGGTCAACGATTTTTCCGTCCTTTCCGTCCGGCGTTTTCACCGGTGTTTCCGGGGGCGGTGTCCGGGATATTTTTTTCATGTCGTCAATTTTGTCCAGTTCGTCGAGGGCAAACAAATCAAGCTGGCCTGTTTTGCCGATCGTTTCGTTCAATTTCGATTCATACTTGTCGGCGGTCCGTTTCAAAATAGCGTTGGCGTGGATCGGGGGAACGATATAATTTTTGTTTGCGCCGTTATACATGACCCCTTTCAAGTCCTTTACGGCGTCCTTTAAAACGTCGGCGGCCTCGGGTTCGATCGGTTTCATTGACATAAACCCGTTTGCCATTTTTTCAAACTTCATTCCCTTAAACGTCACGTCCCCGGCGGCGATGTCCTCGCGTTCGAGTTCGGCGGCGTGGTCGGGCTTTGCCGGTTCCGCGGTGCTGGCCTTGTCGCCTGTCACCGGGACCCATTTGCCGGGCGCCTCTTTTTTATACTTTACGCCGTCTTTATGCTGCCGGACGGTCCCGACGGGGAATGCTTTTTGAATGATTTGTTTTATTAAACTATGTGCGATTTTCTGTTTTACAAGTCCGGCGATCGGTGTCCCGAGGACTGTGATTTTCTTTTTGCGTTTTAATGGCATTTCGTCCCCGGCGGTCCCGGCAAGATTCTGGGGGACAAGGGCGCCCCCGCCGATCCCGACTCCGAGTCCGTCTTTTATCACCTTAGGCATTTATACGCTCCTTTGAAACATTGGATTGACGGCACTGGATCCGGGCGCTCCCGGTAGTCCCCCGGGCTGGCCCTGCTGCTGACCCGCGGCGCCGGCTCCTTGCGGATAGTCAAGTTCCGGCTTGTCATACGGCAAAAGGTTTTTGCTTTCCCGGACTTCGTTGACCGAATAGATCCCGGACTGTACTTTTGCGGCCATAATCTCGACCTCTTCCCGTTCGTTCTTTGTGGTCTGGAATTCCATTGAATAACCATAACCGAATCGGAAAGGGAGAATGTCGCGATTAAACCTGTTTTGGATAAGTTTCAAGATCGGGGTGATCCCCTTGCCTTGATCGATTTCCTGCTGCGTCTCCGACGTGGACCGGCCCGACGTGTCCCCGGACCCGGTGAGATTGACTTCCATGTTTGACATATTGAAAATAAGGGCGACGTCCTCACGAATGTCCTTTTGACGTTGCATTTGCGCTGACATTGTGTTTTCCCGGCTCATGTCGATAACCGTTGCCGTTTGGCCTGACAAGGTCATTATCGCGCCTTTGACCGGCGTGTTGAATTTGCTTTCAAGTCGCTTTTGTTCGTTCATGTCGGTCGGGACAATCAAATCCCCGTCGCCACCGAACGGCGATCCCGTATTTACGATTATACACTTTTCGGGCGGCTTCGTGCCGTCGGCTTGATCGGCCATTAACTTGTCAAAAAACATTCCCTCGGCGACCTTATTGATTAAGGCTTCGAGGGGGACAAGTCCATAACTCCGCATTGACGTCGGGATGTATTGAATAAATGAAAGTTCGTCGTTAAAAAAAATCTGCGGGTCAAACCCGTCAATCAATTGCAAATAGGCGTTGACACTGGAAACGTGACTTTGTCGGACCGGGATGACGGTGCCCCCGGGAAGGATATGCAAGTTCTCGACCTTCCCGCTCATGGTCTCTTTATAAATCGAGATCGTGCCGTGAACGTGTAAATCGAAAATTGCTTTCCTGATAAAATCATCCCACTTGTCGTTCGCGTTCGGTTCCGATAACCATAATTCGATCGCGCTGTTTTTATCGTTGTTTATCATCTGGTTTTTTTTGTGCCACCGGATAAGACAATTCTCAAAGTTCGATGCGTCGGGTAAAAGTTCGGGAAAGGATGTTTTCAGTTCGGCGTAAAGTCTCGCCCGGGCGACAATATAAGTCACGTCGGTTTTTACTTTCGCATATTCTTTATAAACCTGATAAACAGATTTGTACTTTTCAGCGAGTCGGTCCTCTTCTTTTTTGTTGTTTGTGATAACCCATTTTGTCCCGGCGATGCGATGCATTCGGGACGTGACGACACCCTGCACCGGCGTCGATAACTGTGCAATCTGCAAACGGTCCTCGGGGCTTAAATAGAAATAGGGATTGTCGTATGTGGTGAGGACCCGGTCGCCGCCCTGATTAACGGCCCCGACACTCATGATCTGTGAATAGGAATAAATGTTTATCCCGCGTTTTTTATTCCCGGTCTCGGGGAGAGAGTCCCGGATTGCGGATTGAGTCAAACCCTTTTCAATTGATTGTCCCGGGGGTACCTGTAATTTCATCCGCTGTTTTTTGGAAAGTTTCATCTTTCACCCCTGTTTTAGTTAAAATCTTTTTATATCCGTCAATTCGATTATAAATCTTATCACGGAGGTTTTCAATAACTTTATTTAACGGTTGCCCCTCTTGAAATATCATTTGGATCATTTCGGCGTTGACCCACTCCAATTCTAAAAGTTTGGTTTTGGCAAGCGTGAAAGTCAAATCATTCTGGAAGTTGTCAAAGTCGATTTTCACAATTTGTTTTTTCATTACTGCGATCCCATTATTAAAATTTTTTTTGCCATTAACATATAATTGACGGCGTGAAAATAGTGATCCGCTTGATTGCCCTCGGTCCATATATAACGGCCCTCGGTGACGGAATCTTTGTCGGCAATCCACACCCTGGTCGGTGCAATCATTTGATCCATAAACCCGGGGACGCTGGCGGCATTTCTCGGGAATGCCACCGACTGCAAAAGGACCGCCTCTTTGACTCCGTCCATGGAAGTAGTGCGGTCCGTCTTGAATGACCGGGCGTCAATGTTTATCATGTCCCGGGGGTTGTCGGTCAAGTATTCCCCCATGAAAAGCCCGGGGAGTGTGGCGGCAAGTCGGCGGCTCATTCTCATTTCGGGCCGTGAGTCGATAACCCCGCATTTGATATTAAACCGGCGGAATAGGTCAATGACTTCGTTTTCGTCCCGGACTTCCCCAATGAATATAACCCGGGCAACGGTCCGGCTTTCTTCCGGGGCAAGCTCGGCGATTATGACATTCATCATGGATCCGACGTCGATTCCGATAACGCACGGCGCCGCGGTGCCGGCCTTAGGGTTATACTCCCGGATGGCGGCGGTTATCATTTCCCCGGTGAGTTTGGCCCCGGCGGCGGTGTACGCTTCGCCGAGATCCCCATTATAAAACCTTTGCATTTTGGCGTCGTTTGACTGGCCGTCGTTAAACCGTTCGACAAGCTCTTTGACTGCGACTTGCGTCGAAAAGAGTTTACTGATACGGTATCCGGACACCTCGGACCGGGCGGCGGCGACCCATTGACCCGGGGCAAACCTGTCAATGGCCCGATTGCATGACTGACAAATCAAGTCGATGTCCCGGGGGCTGTTATAGTCCCACTCACGATCCCGGAGAACATAATCACCGTCGGACACCTCTTCGACAATGTTTTTAAAAAAGTCCGGTGTAAACCATTGACCGCATTCGCATTTTATCATCCATTGTTTTTTATCTGTTTTAGTATATTCATAGTCGATGCCATAACCCTGAATTGTCGGGTTTGATATTTTTAACAGGGTCCGGTCGGCCGCCGGGATTGACGATTGACGCTCGACGGCCATTGCGAGATTGCCCTGATTGCAAAGGTCAAGTTCGTCAATGATAACGTCGTGCGCCACAAATTCGGCAAAGTTTGACGCGCTGTTTGACCCGATGAAATTGATAACGCCGTTATTAAACCCTTTCAGGGTGACGCTGTTTGTGTCCCTGACTTTGTCCCGGTAAAAGGGCGAGGCGTGGATCGTCTTGTCAAACCGGGCGTTGACAAACCGGGCTTTCAGATTGTCGGTCGGTAAAATGTAAAGGACGTTCCGATCGGAGATCGCGTTGTAAAGCGCCCGGCCGATAAGATATTCGGATAACCCGGATTGTGTCGATTTGATAATGGTCACGGCCCGGGCCGGGTCCTTATAAATGTCATGAAGATACCGGTGACGCTTAAACCCGATCGGCTGCTCGAGATGGGTCCGGTGATATAAAAGCATTGTGTAAAGGAAAGGGTGGACGGTCGCGAGATACCGCAAACCCTTTTCGGTTAGTTTGTCCACTTAAAACGGCGCCTTTACAAAAACTTGCCCGACCATTGTTTTTCTCTCTTCAAACGTCCGGCCGGCCCGGATCAAGTTTGCGTTGAAAATTTGGGCGTCATTTAATCTCTCTAAAACTTCGGCGACGATATTATCCCGAGTGTTACCGGTATCGTCAACCTGATTAACTTCCCTGAATTGCTTTGCTGTCATCCCGAGAATTGCTTTGTTTATCATGTCGATTTCTTTTGCATACCGAAAAGGATCCGCGTCGGTGTAAACATCCTTGATCGCGTCGGTCATTTTACCATATCCGCTTTTTGAAAGTATCCGGGTTTGAATAAGCGAAAACATCATTTCAAAGGATTCGATATACTGCTTTTTAAACTCGAGGGCCTTTTCCCCGGTGAAACCCATTGCAATAAGGGCAAACCCTTTTCGGTTCATTATATATTCTTTATTCTTTTTCCCGCTCTTGTCTTTATATTCACTCAATGCAAAATTGCGACAGATAAAATTGTCTGTTATCTCGGACAACTCATTTTTGGGGACAGTGCTTTCACTCACCCCAAAATTGGGTTCAGTGCTTTTGCTGTGTTTAAAAACATCTTCAATGTCCCGTAAAACATGATCATGGCGCTTTTCAAACGTTGTGGCAAGGGTCCGACTGGAAACCCATGCGTCGCCGTTTTTCTCAAAAATTCCCCATTCCGGGACGCCTGACTTAATAGTGATTTGTTTTTTCATTGTTTACCTTCCTTTTGGTTTAATTTGATCCCTGATTTTAAAACATGGTAAACCGGTCAAGGAAAACCGGGGTTCGGGCGGCCTGCCCTATACCATGTTATTATTACATTATTAAACTCTATCGCATTCTACTGCGATTTATCGCGCGTTATTGACCCTCGAGTCCCGCTGTCGGGTCCGCTTCCGGGTCTGGAAGGGCGGGGGATGGCCGCGCGATGTCCTCTCGGAGTATCTCGGCAAGCTCTTCCCGGATGCGATCGGTCTCTGCTTTGGATAGTTTCGTTTCGACTTCGACCTTCCCGGCGTGCGTCAATAGCTCTTTTCGTCCCCATCGGTCGAAAAACTTGCGCTCGAGATACCATGCGCTCGCTTGCCAATTGTTACGCGCTGCGGTTTGAATGTTTTTGACGTTTTGCATTTCGGCGTCGTGGCTGGCCTTTTCTATACTCTGTAAAAAATGTAAATATAATGTATCTTTTTTAGATAATGTAGTTTCTGACTCGGTGCCGTTATCAAGGGCCTCTTTGACTTTTTCGCCTCTTTCTATATAAACATAATAGGTTTTCTGGCAAATCCCGCTGGCGCCGGCTGCAACGATAGCATAATTGCCGTCACGGATGATTTTAGCGATGGCGTCCACCTTATCCATGGTCAATACAGGGGGGCGGCCTTGTTCGTCGTCGGGAAACACTGGCATTATAGTCCCTTTTTGATATCGTTGATTTTCTGGATCACTGTGGCAATTTTGACAAGGTCGTCGGGGGGCGCCACTGTATAGGGTTCTTCTTTCCGCATTTCTTCGATTTGAAGTTTAACGGTGCTGATAGATTCTTCGGCGATGTTTAAAAGCTCGGCGATAAGTTTGCCGAGTCGGATGTCAATTTCTTCCCGGTCCATCGGTTAAGCCCACGGATTGCCGCCGGATCGCTTTGATTCTCTCATTGCGGCCCGTCTCGATGCGGCGTCAATCTTTGCGCTTTCCCGGTTTGCTGCTGCGATGGCTCGCCCGGCGATTGTTTTCCGGGGCCTTTCCTGAATTGCCGCTTTTGCGGATTCTGACATTTGTTTACCCATTCGGTACCTCTCCAAAAGTAATATCAAACCATTGCTTGTAAAAATCGAATACCCTCGGATCGCGTGCGATCGTGATATTTTCGTATAGGTCGCCGCTTGTCAAGTTCATGGACCCGGATATCGTTATGTATTCTTTGTCCGTTTGGATCAAAAAAACCTTTGCATGGCTCCGATCCCCGATAACCTTTTGACCGCGTTTTTCAAGTTCCTGCCGGGTGAATTCATAGAATCCGGCCCGGCGGCTTAAATACAAATCACAACGTATCATCCGGATAAAATCAAGCAATTTTGAGTCAAACCATTTTAGGATTGTCTCTATTGCCCGACTGTCAAAACTCAATGTCGCGATATATAGTTTACTCGGCGTCAATGACTGTCCGATATAAAACCCGATGATATCTGTCAATTTGACAAGCCCGTCGGTTAAAAGGTAGATCGTGTCGGCCGTTCCGATTACTCCGAGATTTGCCCTCTCTAAAAAGGCGGCGGTTGTCATTTTCTTTGCCGCGACTAAAAAGCGCTTCTTTGCTTTCTCGATTTTCCGCTTTCCCAACGCCCGCGGTGCCGACTTCCATCGATTACCATCTGCTTTCATTATACTCTTTTTTCCGAATAATTCAACGTGATTGTCAAAGAAGTGCCCGGGGAGTGTGCGGGACACCGCCGCCGGGCCTCTGTATTATACCAAATTTTTTTCGACAAAGGAAAGTTTTTTTCCGGGCTACATGGTCCATTGACCTGGCGTGTCAAAAACGGATGTTTCATTGTTTGGGATTATATCCGAGAATTCACCGCATAAAACGACTTGAATATTTCTCAAATCATGTTTGCCACAATACCGATTCACGACTTTGAAATGTTTGCAAAGGACGCATTTTTTACTTTTCATAATCCACCTCACCCGGATGGGACCGCGTTAAAAGTCCCCCGGGGTGTTCGTCCCGGGGGTGTTATTCCAGCTATTCGGAGTATCTATAATCCAGCGTCAACGACGCGAATTAACATCCTATCGGTTGTCGAAATCTTCCCACTTTACCGATTTGAAACATTGTTTTCTATTTACCCATCGGCAAAACATTGTTATTTCACGATCCCGGACAATCGTCCCGTCGAGTTTTCTTAGTGCCATTGCAAACGGGTCAAGGTTATAATTTTTTAATATTTCAACCCGGCGCTTTGCTGATTCAATGTCCTCGACTAAAACATATATAAAATATTTCTCTCTTTTCACTCCATGTTTTCTTAAAATGTCCGTCGCTCTTAAAACTGTTTCGATTTGGTCCTCGCTGTCACAAGCCATTCTCAACGGCATTAACCATTTTATTTTTGATAATAATTTGGCGGTCTCATTGGTTATTAACCGAGAATCCAACCCCTGATTAAAATCGACCTTTATTTTTAACTTTGCTATTTTCTCAATTTGCTGCAATCCATAATCTAATGCGAGAATATTATTGTCCATTAAAACGGCGGATTTATGTTCTCCGATTATTTCTTCAATGTCCTTGTCCGGCCGGATCATCCCCTCTTTTTTTGGCACAACGCAAAAAGAACATTTCCTTATACAACCCCGAGTCAAAAAACCGTATGCGTGCTGACAATTATATAAGTTATAATCCGGAAAGATATCGTCAATCTCTTTCGGCAAAATAGTTTTTGTATCGTATCCGGTGCCGCCTTTTATTATTTCATCCGCCTGATAATAATAATTATCATCCGGCGTAAAGGTAAAAACTTTTGACTTATAAATCAAATCATACTTTTCAAAACAGTTTGCGAAGCTGACTTGATCCCCTTTTTTTTTATGAAAGGCGCTTATTTTCATTAAAGCTAAATTCGGGAAATTATTCCCGTCAATATCAATTAGACCGATTCTCGATTTACGGCTCATATTTAACCTGATAGGTTGAATATGCGACCGGGTTCCGGCTTTGCCATTTCTCATAAAGTTCAAAGTCAAGGTGGACACCAGACGTTTTCCCCGTCTGGCCGACAATTCCAATGACCTCACCCTGTAAAACATCCCCGGACCGTTTGTAAAATTTACTTAAATGTGAATACCTTGTTTGAATAAACCCGTTGTCGATGACGATATAATTGCCATAAATTTTTGACACCCCGGATGATAGGCGTCCCCCGTGTGCTGCCCGGACCCGACCGTCGTATTTCGGGACAATGTCGATCCCGTCATGCCATTCAACCCGGCCCCGGAAACTGCGATAACCTCGCTCGCTGCGAACATACGACCGGGCGGGATCGCAAACTGGAAAAATCAACGCCGGACTTGACAACGTGTAAAGCTGTAAACCGTGCTCTTTTATCATCCGGTCCGTTTCTTTTCTGGTATAATCCACCGACTCGGCCCCGGACCCTATCCCCCCCCGGATGGCCTCGAGTGACTCTTTGTAAATCTCATTCTCTTTTTTTAACTCTCCGGCCACTTCAACAAACAGGGCGAGAATTAAAATCGTTAAAATATAGTTTATATTTTTCATTCAACTCCTATTCGAGAATACTCACAAAATTTTCAAACGTTCTCACAACAAAATAAAAATGCTCGAGGGATTCAAGTCTCTTTTGATATTCCTTTTGTTCGGGGCTTTGAATTCCCTCTGCGGTTTTCAGTTCAATAAAAATCGTCGCTCCAAAGTCCTGAACGATCACAAAGTCCGGGAAACCTTTTAACCGTTTGTTTGCTGCCGCCCGGAAGCGTTGCGCGTGCGGATTGTTTTGAATATGCAAATAGATCAACCCGTTTGCTTTCAGATAATCTTCACATTTCTTTTGCAATTCCTTTTCAGTCATTCTATTTCTCCGAATATAAATCCGCCGGGGGCCTTTGAGGGGAGAGGATATCCCCGACGGAAAAAGCATAATTATAAATGGACCCGGCTAAAATACCGACGGCGATCCATATAACAACAAACATAACAATAAACCTTTTCATTTTTTAAATCCTTGTCGCGTTCTCTAACTTTTTAAAAGTTTCAATCGTTCGCATTATATCATGGACAAGGGCGTCAATCAAACATTGATTTACCCCAAAGTCGAGGGCCGCGTTGCATTCTAAACAACAAACGGATTTCATATTTAACGAATTGTGGATCACCTCGGCCCCGTATTTTTTCAAGTTATACTTTGATTGCTTAATAAGATGGGCAAGCTGCGGCGTTCCGTATCGGTGGATTGACCCGCCACATTCGGGGTTTTGACACTCCCACCCGTCCCGTTCAAAAATATGCTGCCGTTTCATTTCGATATAAAATCCGCTTCTCATTCTTCCCCGCCTTTTATGATAACATTCTGCAATCGAAAACCTCTTCGTTGACAAGGTCTATAAAACTCTCTATGATTTTTATATAATCCTCTTTTGTGTCCGCCTCGTCCATTTCATACTTCCTGATTCGATATACCCGGTCTTGAATACCTGACAAGGCCGAATGGTATCGCCCGGCGTTTGTGGCAAGCGTGAATTCGTTTTCATCGTCTGGTAAAACAAACTTAATCGTCACTTCACTCATAATTTACCCCGCCCCAATAAAGATCGCAAATTTTCCCGTCGGCGCTCTGTTTTTCCATCATGGATTGACCCCTCAAACAACCCCGGCGGTCCCCGGGTTTTTCTTTGCCGACCGGCATATCTTGTAATTTTTTAAATGCATAAAACCTATAACACAACTCTTTTTTTTCGCACCACTTCCCGGTGCAAACAGTAATATCAAAATTCATTTTACTTTTTCCTTTCAGATAAAAACTTTTAAATTATTCCATGGCCTTTACACTGGCCGCATTTCTGATTTTCATTCTGGCCCTCACCGGACCCATTACATAACGGGCAAATCCCCGATCCCTTGTCGATGTCCGGATGTCGATAATATTCATCGTCAAAAATCCTTTCCTGCTGATAATCCCACTTTGCCTCATCGTTTCGGTCGTCAATATAGTCTCCAAAGTTCTCTGATATAAAGCTCATAACTTCTCCTTATAAAAATCTTTTTTAAACCTACTGCAATTTTGACAACAGATTTCTTTTTGCAGACGACAACAGCCATCACAAGTTTTTGAAATAGCAACGGCCTGTCTCACAATTTCAGCTATATAAACCTTAGGTATAACACCGCCAAAACAATAAGTATCTAAAAGTCTTTTTAAATCCTTTTTAAAAATACTAATGTCTCCCCCTCCTGTTTAATCCAACCTTGTGAATAAAATAAATCCCTTATAACATCTTTCAAAACTTCTTGTCTCACGAATGCGTTTTTAATTAGCTTTTCATAAAGTATTTTATACTCCGCCTCCGTAACCCGATTGTCTGGTATCAGGTGTTTTATGTCGTCATATCTGACCCACTCACCGTGTTTTTCCTCATTTTGTAACAGCTCATATCCATGATATCCAAAAGTTCCAATGTCTATGTCATATCTTTTAATCACTTGTCGGCCTCCTGTAAACAACTTGTTGACAACTTCTAAAACCACATAAGCTCAAAGTTAGATTG